CGTATGAACCATCTTGATACAAGTTAAAAAGTTGTTGTTTTGCTTTTCCTGGTACGGCACCAATTAACGCATCGTTTAATGTTGCGGTTGAGTCGTTAAGTATTTGCATTGTGCGTTCTTGTTGCACAATTAAGTCTGGTATGGATGCAAGTTCATCTGCATACAAAGAAGCAAGTTTGTCAGCATCTGCTATTTTCCCTGCATTTCTTAATGCTGCAACTTCTGTTTCTACTTGACGGAATTGAATAAGTTTGTTGTCTACTTCTACAGCAAGTTTTGCTTTGTTAATTGGATCACCAAAAACATCAGCAACATACATACCGTCTTTGCCTAGTTTGGCTGCAAATCGACCATCAAAAATTGCTCCAATGTAATGACCTGGGTGTTCAAAAGTTCCGTTGAGCAGTACACGTAATTGTTCTTCTGGTAGTACACGAGTTAAATAGCGACCAGCCATTACAACTACTGGTTTCCAAAGATTGCTTTGGAACCAGCCGTAAGCGTCACTTAATTTTTCGCCTGAACTGAAAGCTGCTTTTACTGGGACACGAACAGCGCCAGGAAGTTTTTCTGCTTCTTGTTCAATTTTGTATAGTTTGCCAAGTTTTTTTGATACTTCGTCAAGCATGGTTGGGTCAACAATGTAGGCACCATCTTGCAGTAGTTGCGTATTACGAAGTGGACCGTACCCACCTGCTTCCATCCATGCAGGGTTTATACCATCTTGGATATCTTGAAGCGTGAACCGTGTAACTTGGTCAATGGTTTGTTGTCTCCAGCGTGTTAAACGTGGAATTTCTGATTTTGGAACAAGGTTCTTTTTAAGCGCAGGGGCTAAAACTGTTGATTCCCAATCTGAAAGAAATTCAAAAAACGATTTACTTGTTCCATCTTTATGGGTTTGGATTAACCGGTTAACCCATTTGTCTCGTTGATCCATTGGGAATTTTAAATAACCCATAAGGTCATCAAGACGTGTGGCTGCTACTTGCGGATCAGAGTTTGGAATGTATGTTGATTCTGGCAATACTTCAAAAACATTCGTAAACCTTTGAGATGATTGTTTAATTTTGTATCCAAAGTCAGATACTGATTCAAATTTTCCTGATGGGACATTGCGAATATTGTATGCAGGGTCAAGGTTATTTACGGCATTGTCAAATGCTTGGATGAGTTCTGTGTGATTTGATGCGCTCGCAATTTCATCTGCTGACATTAGCCCTTGGCGTTTCATGTTGCGCCATACTTGTGCAGGGTTTTTTTCTTCAACGAATGGTTTAAATACTTCTACTGCTTTTGGTGTTGTTTTAAATTCGTTCCACAATGTTGGGTTTACTGTTGGTCGACCACCTTCAACTAAACCAGCAGCAGACCTAATACCATTAGTTGCGCTTTGGCTTTCCAAAATATCCATCAATGGATTTATGTTTTCTGTAATTTTTACAGCATCAGGATTAAAAATAACAAATGCATTATGTTTTCCAAGACCACCACGACGGACTCCACCTTGGTAAGAAATACCATCAGCAAAAGTTGACATTTCCTCTGTTAAAGAAGCCGATGCTTCGTCAGCACCTTCTAAAATAACACCTTTGAGTGACCTCTTAAAAGCAGACATTGCTTGTTCGCCAGTAGAAGATGGGTTGTTGATTACAGAAAGTATGTCATCTACTGAATTGTTTGCATCTTCAATTAAATTAATAAACCAATCATTACTGACTGTTTTTAAAATTGCATTATTAATTTCTTGATTCGGTTGGCGTAAATCAATAATTCTTGCAGTTGGACTTAGCTCAGTTTTATAAACAATTCCAGATGACGAAACTTTTATATTTCCAGCTTTTTTAATATTTTCAGTTGCGCCCTTAGCAGTGTACGAAGCAGCGACTTCACCGCTGTCTGTTAAGTAAATTCCACGTCCCATTAAGTTTTTTGCATCTGGTTGGTAGATATCAAAAATTGATGAAAAATTACCTTCGGCAAGTGGGCTGGCTGTTCCGTGGAATAAAACATTTTCTGTTTTATTTAACAAAGATGGATTTATTTTAGGGGTTTCTACTGCTGTTTTAGCAAGAGAACTTACTGCTTCTATTGCTTTGCCTTCAGGTATGGCTGTGGCTGCTTTACCAGCGGAACCAAACGGTTGCTTAATTGGCTTGCCTATCATTGGGTCGGTCTTTAATGCTGTTACAAAGTCAATAGCGCCAGAAATAAGATTGTAAGGGATTGATCCTTCTTGGATGATTCCAGTGTCTGCAATTGATTGCGCACCGAAACGACCTAAAGTAAATGCAGAAGTATCTTCACCTGTACCGGTTGTTGGTCGAAAGGCACGTGCAGCTTCTGATTGTTTTTGTTCAACTAAACCCTTAGCGTAAAACCCTGATCCCATAATATCTTTAGCAGTAACTTTTTTATCTGAAAGAATCCCTTGGATTGTTTGATTAAATATTTGCCCAAGGCTTGTTTCCTGAATAAGAGGACCAGCTATAAACTGGTTTAGCAAGCTGCCATTACGTTGTTGTTTCCATGAATCGCCGATAGCCCCATAGTTGGCAGCTGCGGCAATTTCATTTTGAATAACTTGTGGGATAAACATACCGCCAGCGGTAAACCCTGCAACACCAGATTTAAAAAGAGAATACCCACCGTATGTTACTTTGCCAACCACATTTTCAACTGCTTCAGGAGTCATAAAGTCACCAACAGTTGCAGCAAAAGAATACGCAGGAAGATGACCCCACCATCCAGGACCACCACTTTTTTTAGGTGGAGTAGTACGTGAAGTCGGTGCGACCACAGGGCGGTCTACGGTTGCTGCTTTTGCTTTAGCAAAAACACGTTGGTTGTTGGCTGTGCGTTCCTGAGCAGAAACAACTCCAGGGCGGTTGTCTGACGGGGACACACCATATTTAAATGCTTGTTGCCCGACAATTTGAGACACTTGTTTTAGTGCTGCATCGTTGCCAGTTAAAACATGGGAAGCAATGATAGCGGGAGAAACCCAGTTATGTTCAACACGGGCTTTACCTAAACGATCAGCAAGTTCAGCTGTTGCTGTACCAGCATAAGAATTAAATCTTGACTTTTCGTTTTCAATATTTCTAGCTATGGAAGCATCGTCACGGGCGATGATTATTCTCATGCTTGAAGATCCATAAGTAACTGCAATAACGCTGGGTTAGGGTACAAGGACGCTATTGCTCGAACTCGTTCAGCGAGGTCAGCGTTAGAACCTGGTGCTGGTTGGTTATTGAAACCAAATACTTCTGGTCCAGGACCTGCACCGAATGGCATGCCCGCACTAATTGGTTCATTGGGGCGTTGTGAAACACCGGTTAAATCAACTACTTGACCAGGGTTAGGACCAGCAGGTTGAACAACAGCGGTAGGTGACGGTGCCATTGGTACCGCAGATTGTGCAGCCATTTGCTTTCCTGCTTCACCGTATGTTTGTCCTGTTGCAACCATCTTAGGAACTTTGCCCCCACGAAGATCTGAACGATTCGGGTATTGCTCTGCCATTGTTATGCCCCTCCAAGACTATTAGCAAGTGCCATTACTCCACCTGGTGATTGTGGCTGTGCAGATGAACCTGCGCCACCACCAAGTTGACCAAGTAATGCTTCTATCGATGGTGGACCTGCTGGTGGACCTGCTGGTTGTTCCATACCCATACCAGGCATTGACAAACCTGGTTGTGTTTCAGGTGCGCCTACTGGTGCCAATGCTGCCTGTCGTTCTTGCGCCCGTTTCTGTGCTGACATGATTGCTTTAGGAAGTGTCATCTTGTTAGAAGCAACTTGTTCAGCAATGTATGCAAGGTCATCAGGCTGGTATGGACCGTTAGGATCTGCGGCTTGCGCCTGAATAGAAGACAACAATGCAGCTTCAATTCCTTCAGCAACGATGCGGTCCTTTTCCATCTCTGGATCTGCGATAAGTGGGTCTGCTTCACGAGCTGATTCTTTAGACATAAGCCCCGTACCTAGACGCTGACCAAGACCCACGATGAGGCTGTTCACATCGGAACCGGCTGCGGAATATGAAACATAATGGAAGTCTGTTTCCCATAGTTTGTTTGGTGTGTAGTCTTTGACTCCCCCACCCATGCCTGAAACAAAGAATGATTTGGCGTTGTTACCCCAATAGGCTTTTTCGATTCCGATAGCAATCTTGTCTTCTTCAACCATTGACGAAGCAAACAAATCTTGGGCTTCTTGTACACGGAAGTCAACGGTAGCTGCGAGGATGTTTTCTCCACGGCGACCAGTACGGATGTTTGTTCCTGATTCTCCACCGAACTCTGCTGGGATAGAACCTTCGAGGCGTTCTTGGCGTTCTAGACGGTCAAGAGCTACGTCTGTTTTGTATCCAGGTGAGATGTTTTGTACCTGAATATCCCCACCTTTAACAACACCAAGTTGCCCTGTTTTACCGTCGGCAATCTGGATGATCTCTGGGTTTTCGCCTGGTCGGGCAATGAGGTATTCATCTGGGAAGATGCCACGTTCAATAGCGATTTCGGTGAGGGCTTGCAATCTTGCACGGGTGTAGTACATACCCATTAGACCGTCAAATTGTCCGTGTGGCTTGTCAAGAGTAATGCGTTGTGGTACTACTACGAGTGGCATACCTGTTTTGTTGCTGATTCGTTCTAGTTCAACCACGTTGGCACCCATGAATGGTGCGCCCGATTCCATTGCTATCCCTTTTTCTGAGCCAATAACGCAGGTAACTACTTCGTTGTCGCAGACGTATTCAAGGATTTTGAACATTGTGTCCCATGATGGTTGCCCTACACGAAGGATTCCGTCCACTTTGTAACCGTAGTTTTGGGTTAACCAACGGTATGTACGTGCGTATGTGAAGATGCAGTTATCTGGGACTGGGTTGTCAATATCTATAGTCGGGGCAGGGAAGGTATCAAGCGGGTTGCGTAGCTGCCATTCAGGGATGCGCTTATCAAAGTTAGGCTTAATAAAAATAGGCGAGTTGCTATACGCAAGTAAATGCCTAGCACGGCGACGCATCTTCATGTTCATCCGGTTCTGATCCCAGATAGCAAGCATTGCCCGCTTCCGGTCACGAGCCAAAGCCATACTGCGGTCTTGCCCTTCACGCATTGCAGGGAAATAAGGCGAAGGCATAGTAGATGCGACACGCATAGACATCTGATCTAGACCCTGAACAAGCAGGTTAGCTACAGAAGAACGAGCTGAACGGTCAAGTTCATTAAGAGGGACAACAACATCGCCGTTAGCTAGGCGGCGTACTTCCCGCATTTGATTGAGAATCGGACCTTGCGCTTCAAGACGCTCTCTGTATAGATCAACGATTTCTTCAACTGATTTCATGCGTCACCTTTGGTTACAAACAATGCAACGATAACACATCATAGCCATTTTGGTCGCCATTGCCTCGGCGGAGCCTTCGCTTGTGTTAGGTTTGGCAGGTTCAAAATTGCCATCCACAAAGCCATAACAATGTCTGTGCCGCTTTTTTTATCTCTAGCCCATTTAGTTAACTCGTCTGTAGCTGCCAAAGTTTTCCAGTTGCCACTCATAGAAGGTAGGCGTAAAGCCCCTGAACGAATTACCGCTGGCAGTAAAGCCTCAACACCAAGGGATTCATCTAGCTTGTTACGGCTAGTGGTATGTGGTATCACATTGACTCGGTGCAAAGCCTGCCATTTGCGTACAAAGTCGTGGGCTAAAAGGAACCGTTGAGCTGCGTTGATTTCAACCACCCAGTGAGAGATGGGATAACCCATTTGGTATGACCGTTCTTGCCATTCGTCCATTAAGCCAGAGTATTGACCGGTCATGGTGTCGTATCCAAGGACTTCTTCAGCGGATAATTTGACACGCTCGATATCCACTACGTGATAAAGGTTGGTTTGAGGCTGGTAGATAATCCAGACAAACGCCCAAAACATAGTTGGGGATGGGTCTACCGCCACGATACTGATCCACGGGTGGGCTAAACCTTCAGGGATATGCCCAGGTTGACGGTGGTTATCTACACATCCTGGGTAATCCACTCCATCTGGTCCCATCCCACCTGTAATCCACGTACGGTGTACCAGTCGGGTGTCAAGATCAAGGTCTTCTTGCTGATACACCACATTGAACAGGTCAGGTTTGGAGTATCGAATAAACGATAGGTCTTTCCACGGCAAACGACGGGGGTCCAGCAGGGGACCATCGGGGTATGGCAGGGATTTGAAAGAACGGGACTCTTTACCTGTGTCTAGTTCCTCATAATATGCTTTATAGATTATTTGGCGGTATTTTTTTTGCCGAACAGGTTGACCTTCTTGAACATCTTCAGGGCTTTCAACATCTGAGCCGTCATAACTAATGTCTTCTTCAATGTCGTAGGTTTCTTTTGAGAGGCAATGGGCGTATAAGTCTCCAGATCCGAGTCTCTGTCCAACAACAGCCAGTAAACCACCTGGGTCGCAACGTGCTTCTGCAACGCCATCCCATCTTTCCAGAAGTTTGTCCCTTGCGACGCTTTCACGGGCGTTGTCAGGCGATGCGACATCGTCAAAGAGGCAGAGGTCGGCTCGGTGTCCGATGAATTCTGCTTCAATACCGTAGGCACGTACAGTTGGCTCTTTGTTGTCCAACCCGTTTCCGTCAAGTTGTTCGACGACAAATTCTTCTGCCCGCCATAAGGCACCTTTGTCCACTGGTTTGAATCGTCCATAGTCAATAGTTAAGCACCCTTCAGCGTCAATAGCAAGACCTTTTTGTACCATCATCGGGTCAGGCAGAATTGGGGAAACCCTTTCGAGCGTTTCACGAATACGACGGGAATACATCTTCGCCATGTTCTGCGACACTGACCCGATCATTACACGCACACGCCGGTTGCGAACTATCGCCCAGACAGCTACATCATGGAACAAAGTGGATTTGCCTGCACCTGGGGGGACGTTGAGAACTACGAATTCTTTTTCTTCGGACTCCAATAGTTTAACAAGAGTCAACGCAGCTTCTACTTGC